TTTGTCATGGAAGATTATCCATGGCGAGATCCTGTTAAAGAAAATGAACTCATGTACATTTTTAGAGACGGCTTTCCTGTTACAGAGTTAGGACACTTTTTATTTGTACCAAAAACTAACGACATGGATAATATCGCTGCCTGTCTAATTGCCGCAACTAAACAAGGTGCTTCGTTTGTAGAAGAAGAATATTGTGAAGGTTTTAATATTGGCATGAACTATGGTACCAGTGCAGGACAAACAGTAGAATGGCCGCATGTACATTTAATTTTACGCAGTGCCGGTGATTGTGCCAATCCAAAAGGCGGAGTGCGTAATGTAATACCTGGTAAAGGCGATTACACATCAAATGAAAACACAACAACTGATTTTTCTTAATTTTTGGGAGTCTAAACAATTAGAATATTGGTTATCCGACAATTTTCCAGATTGTCGGTTACGTTGTTTGTATGACACTTGGAGCGATCCAGAACAAGAAGAGTGGTATGCTATAGACGGTGATATTCCACTTGACATGGAATGCCTTCTGAAGTTAAAATATGGAAATAAATTAAAAGGCTCTAATGCAGGAATAAGATATGGACAAAATTAAAATAAGTGAAATTTTTTACAGCGCACAAGGCGAAGGTAGATACATTGGTGTGCCCAGTGTGTTCTTACGTACATTTGGATGTAATTTTAAATGTCCCGGCTTTGGCTTGCCAAAAGGTGAGAAAACAACTGATCCAGACGACCTTGCCAATGTTGTACACTTTTTTAGTAGTTTTGAAGAGTTGCCTTTAGCACATACAGGATGTGACAGCTATGCAAGTTGGCATCCAGCATTTAAACATCTAAGTCCAAACTATACTGTTGACGAAACTATAGATAAACTGTTGGCACTTACTCCTAACAATCGTTGGAGACAGCACAATGGCAATGACGTGCATTTGGTTATCACTGGCGGAGAACCTTTATTAGGCTGGCAACAATTATATCCCGAACTGTTGAGTAACAGTCGCATGGAAGATCTAAAACATCTTACATTTGAAACCAATGGCACTCAAATAGTACGTGACGACTTACAAACTTATTTGTTTGAAGAATACACACGTTTTGGCCGAGACTATGATGATCTTACATTTAGTGTAAGTCCCAAGTTAAGTGCCAGTGGCGAAGCTTGGGCAGATGCAGTTAAACCTGAAGTGGTGGTAGACTATCAAAGATTAGGTTATGTTTATTTAAAATTTGTTGTAGCCACATTGGAAGACTTTGATGAAGTAGATCAAGCTGTTAGTGAGTATCGTGCCGCAGGCTTTGGCGGACAAGTTTATGTAATGCCAGTAGGTGGCACAGATGAAAGTTATTTTGCCAACATCAGACAAGTGGCTGATGAAGCATTAAAAAGAGGCTATCGATATAGTCCACGACTACATGTAGACATATGGTCAAACGGATGGGGAAAATAATATGACAAATGAACAAGTTTTAGTGGCCTGCGGAGCATGGGCAGTGATAGTAGGAGTTTGCTATACTCACAGCGGTTGGCGTAATGTACGTGATTGCTATGGTATGTGGTTTACTAAAGAATATTGGACTGCTTACAATACCGTAGAGTTCGTCAGTTGGTTGGCTAAGGCAATTATTATCATTCCAGGTTTAGTATTTGGTATTCAAATTTGGCAATTGTATTATCTGACATTGCTAACCAGTGTAACACTTATTTGGGCAAGCCGCATAAAAGCACTGCCGACATTAGTAGGCTTTAACACCATGTGGGTGTGGTTAAGCTTAATGGTACTATCACAACATTGGATAAAATAACATTATGACGCCACAAATACCAGCTGTAGGAATTTTAAAACGAAACGATTGGGGCGACTCAATAACATATCAAGTAGTTTGCCAATGCGGTGATAGTAACCACGATCACAATGTTTGGATTGAAGCTGAAGACACCGGTGTTTCGGTAATTACATACACACAACAAAAAAGCAAATGGTGGGAACTAAATCGTTGGCAAAAGATATGGACGTTGCTGACTCAGGGCCATATTGAATATGAAGCCAGTTTTATCATGAGCGAGCAACAGGCTGTTAACTATGCCAACACATTAGTAACAGCTATCGAAGATGTTAAAAAATTCAGGAAAGAAAATGCAAAATCCGTTTAAAAATTTATTTGGCAAAAAGCCAACAGAAGTTCCAAAAGAACCAAAGCCAAAGAAAGTCAATCCCAAAGACAGCAACGAACCTTGGGTTAATGTTATCAATACCAACTTCGATCAAGGTAATCCAAATCAAGGTTTTATGGAATTGGATTGGAATCAGCCTTTTATTGTTTTCCTTAAGGAACACGGCTACACTGGTAAAAACGACGAAGAGATTGTGGACAAATGGTTTACCGATTTGTGTAAAAATATTGGACAGCAATTAGATGAAGAATCAAAGTTTGTGGCCAATGCAGACATCCTGCCCAAAAAGCGTAAGAAGTCTTGACTTTAAAGTCAATAGGCTATACAATACATTATGTCAACAAAATCAAATTGGGATTTAGCTGTTAATTGGGTGGGAGATAGTCATATATTACTGACTATGGAACGAAATGACAACGGCAACATTAAGAACGAAACTCTTTTAACTGTAAAAGAATACGCAGAGTTCATGCAACTACTGCAAGAATTTAATTTACAGTTTAAGGATCGTATTGATCAACAACTTATTAATAGCTATCTGAATGGATAAAATGTATTTACTAGTAGATGCCGCCAACATGTTTTTTCGTGCAAGACATGTGGTACGCGGTGAAGATGCCGAAACAAAAGTAGGCATGGCTTACCATATCATGTTCAACAGTATTGCCAAGGTATGGCGTGACTTTAAAGGCAGTCACGTTATCATCTGTTTAGAAGGTCGAAGCTGGCGCAAAGATATTGACACTAACTACAAGGCCAATCGTGCGGCCGCTCGCGCCGCATTAAGTCCAAAAGAACAAGAAGAAGATCGCATGTTCTGGGAAGCCTTTGACCAACTAAAAGATTATATGAGCAGTAAAACTAACTGCACAGTATTGCAACATGGCCGATGCGAAGCAGATGATTTTATTGCACGATGGATTCAAACACATCCAGAAGATCAACATGTGATTGTCAGCAGTGACAGCGATTTTTATCAATTGCTGGCACCTAATGTTCGCCAATATAATGGTATCACTAAACAGTTAATTACTGTTGACGGTATCTATGACGATAAAAATAAACGTGTTAAAGATAAAAAAACCAAAGAAGAGTTGGCTCCGCCAGATCCACAATGGTTGCTGTTTGAGAAATGTATGCGTGGCGACAGCAGTGACAATGTGTTTAGTGCTTATCCAGGTGTGCGTGAAAAAGGTACAAAGAACAAAGTTGGTCTGCGTGAAGCTTTTGCTGACAGAGATACCAAAGGCTATAATTGGAACAATCTCATGCTTCAGCGTTGGGTCGACCACGAAGGTACCGAACATCGTGTGCGTGATCGATATCTTGCCAATTTACAGTTAATTGACTTGACACAACAACCGGAAGATATTAAACTAGCGTTAGATGAAACAATTAATACAGCAGTTAATAAAGACCGTGTGCCACAGGTAGGCATGCATTTTGTTAAATTCTGTAGTAAATGGAATCTTGTAGCAGTCGCTGACAAGATGACCGAACATGGCGAATATCTAGGAGCAACATATAAATGATTTTGGCAAAAAGTGTTATTAAAGATAAGTTTTGGATTTTAGAAGAAAACTCCAAACGTGTGGGCATGATGAACTTTAAAGATGATAGCTACTCTATTAATCTTAAACGCAATGATTATGTTATTACAGATACTAGCGAACTAAAAGAGTTAGGCATTGAATTTGTTGTTAGAGATTATACACATGGCGGACATTTAGAAGTCATGGGTTATCCGACCGATCAAGAAAAAGTTTTTAATGTTCAAGATGTAAACGGTTATCCTGTTTTTACAAAAAAAGAATCCAGTAAGAGTCTGCATGTGGCAGGATGGTATGGTTTGAAATTTAAGAATGGTTGGGTATGTAGTTTATGTCCACGTCTTACTACTATACAAACTAATGTGCATGTTGGTCCGTTTAGAACTAAGATGGATCTTAAAGTAGTCTTGGGTCAGAAAAAAGATGCAACAATACTCGACGATTAAGCAGTTTAGTGCATTAGTTAGTCAAGCTAACAATCTGGGCATTAGTGAAATCAAATTAGACAGAGCTAAAGCAGTAAATCTGTTATCAGAAATTAATATACTACTGGCTGATGTATTAGAAGTATCCGGTCAACAAAAAACCACGCAAATAGCCGCATTAAATGGCGGTTCTTTCACTAAAAATTAAATAAGCTTTTAATTGTGTCTCTTGATAAATAATATTGGGAGATAATGATGGCCAGACCTAAACCGACGATACTATTAACTTATGTTGATCCGCAAACTTATAAAAGCGAAGAAGTGCTTGAAGCTGACGCAATTTATGCAGTCT